TGATGGACTTTGAGGGCATTGAGAAAGTGCGGGAGCGGGTGCAACAGAACGGCACGCTCTACCAGCAGTTGCAGCAGGCCATGGAGCAGCTGCAGAAGCTGAGTGCCATCATTGACATGCAGAACGGGACGAATATGAGCGATGCGGCCGGAGCGGCTGCCCAGGCCGCAGGCAGTACAGGCGGCGGAAGCGGCGGGACTACCGACGAGAAGACGACCACCAACAGCCTGGGCGGAGCAGTGGGCAGTGCGGACAACAGCATGGCCACCCAGGCAGCCAGAAGAGCCATGAATGTGAACAACCCGAACCGATGAAAACCTCTCAGTCAACGCTACGCATTGCCAGCTCCCCTATCAGAGGAGCCCTTGGCAGGACGGAAGACTCTGAGCAGGACGGAAGAAGTTTGATATGTCGTGAGGCTGTGGGCCCTGCGACAGAGAGGAGCAAGAGCGAATGATCTATGCGGAATATGTGGAGTTTGACCTGCCCACAGGGGCGCGGGTGCGGCGGCTGGAAGTGTACGGACATGCAGGCTATGCCCCTGCCGGGCAGGACATTGTGTGTGCCGGGGCATCCATGCTGATGGAAACACTGGTGTATGTGTTGGCAGGCTGTGAAGAGGCTGACTGCTGCGCTTACCGGGAGCCCACGGGGCCCCGTGTCTCGGTAAAGCTGACGGGCGATATTCACGAGAGCGACCTGGCGGCCATGGAGTTTGCCAAGAATGGTCTGGCACTGCTGGCGGAACGCTACCCGGATCATGTGCACTTTGTGGACAAGAGCAGGGATGGCCAGGAGAAAATGGTGGAATTGCAGCTGTTTGCAGAGGGCGGTGGCGACGGTGGAAGCGCTGGCGGCACCGGAGATGCCGGAGCCGAGGGCGGCAGCGGCATTGTGGAACCGGCCATGAGTCCGGCGGAGGAGCGGCTTGCCCGGTGCAGTGGGGTGCTGAAACGGACGGGCTCCCGAGGAGCGGGCTTGCCCTCTCAGTCGCCTGACGGCAACAGCTCCCCCAAAGGGGGAACCCTTGGCAAGACGGACAACTCTGAGCAGGACGAGGAAAGTTCTGCAGGGCGTGAGAGTGATAGCCCTGCGGGTGAGGGCGACGGCAGCGAGGGCAAAGAAAAGGCCCAGATGACGCCGGAGGAGCACAAAAAGGCGTTCCGGGAGCTGATGCAGGGGGAATACAAGGCCGAGAGCGAGGAGCTGATGCAGCAGGCGGTGGAGCGGGCGGCACAGCTTTTGGAAAACAGTCCCCAGATGAGAGGCTTGCTGGACGCACTGCACGAAGCCTACGGCGTGGAGGACATGGAAGCGCTGACCGAGGCCGTGAAGAACGGCCGGGTGAAAGACGAGGCCTACTTTGAAAAGCTGGCCATGGAAAAGGGCATCAGCGTGGCGACGGCCCGGCAGATGGACAAGCTGGAGAGCGAGAACAAACGCCTGACCGCTGCAGAGAAGTTTGCGGAAGACCAGCGCAAAGAGGCCATGCGGCGGGCGGAGATCGAGCGCATCCATGCGCAGTGGGACCGGGAGGCCGAACAGCTGAAAGCCCAGTACCCGGAGTTTAACAAAGAGGAGATGCTGGCAAACCCGGAAGTGGCACGGCTGATGCAGCTGGGTCTGACGATGACTGAGGCCTACCGGGCGGCGTACTTTGACCAGCTGATGGCCCAGAACGAGAGCCGGACGGCCAAACAGGTGGAGGACGGTGTGACCGAACGCATCCGCCAGCGCAGCGCCCGGCCCGGTGAAAACGGCACCCGCCCCGGCGGCGCGGCCCAGACCCACACCGACGTGAACGCTCTGACCCGAAAAGAGCGGGAGCAGCTGGAACGGGCAGCGCTGCGCGGCCAGGTAGTGACTTTTTAACGGAAGCGGGCCGGAAACAAAACCTCTCACCGCTTCGGTCTGGCTTTGCCAGCGCCTTGCGGAGCTCCCCTAATAGGGGAGCCGAGAATAGATGAAACACATTGTAAGGAGGACGAAAGAATGAACCCTGAGAGAAAGCACATGCTTGACCTGCAGCTGTTTGCGGATGCAAGCACCCAGCTGCAGAACATCACGGGCAGCAGCGGCCTGACCGCCGAGATGAAGACCTACTACGAGAAGCGGCTGCTGGACCAGGCGGAGCCTGCGCTGGTGCATAACCAGTTCGGCGACCCGTACCCCATCCCGGCCAATGGCGGCAAGACCATTGAGTTCCGCAAATATGACAGCCTGCCCAAGGCCACCACGCCCCTGACCGAGGGCGTGACCCCCACCGGCCAGGCCCTGAAAGTGAGCACCATCACCGCAGAGGTGCACCAGTACGGCGGCTGGGTGCCCATTACCGACGTGCTGAATACCACGGCGCTGGACAACAACGTGCTGCAGGCGACCAAAATTCTGGCCAGCCAGGCGGGCCGCACCCTGGACAGCGTGACCCGGGACATTCTGGTGGGCGGCACCAACGTGCTGTATGCACCCAAAGTGGCGACGGACGGCACCGAGACCGCTGTGGTGAGCCGTGCAGGCCTGGACAAGACCAGCCAGCTGACCGTAAAGCTGTGCATGCGGGCCGCAGCCATGCTGAAAGCCGTGAACGCCGACCCCATTGGCGACAGCTATGTGGCCATTGTGCACCCCTATGTGGCCTATGACCTGATGAACGACCCCAAGTGGGTGGACTGGCACAAGTACACCGACCCCGAGGCTATGTACACGGGCGAGATCGGCAAGATTGGGAACATCCGGTTTGTGGAATCCAGCGAGGCAAAGGTATGCAGTGCTGAAAAGCGTGCTGAACGGGCCGGACGGGACACCGAACGCGAATGTCCGGGCCTATGTGGACACAGAGACAGCCCGCATTTTCTTTGGTGACAGTGCGCAGGATGTTTTTTCTACCGTGCTGCACGAGGACTACCACTGGTATAACGCACTGGACGCTGAGGGAGCCAAGACATTGCAGGATCATGCACTGCTGTACCTGGCCCAGAAGAACGGCTATGAGAACATTGACGAGATGATTCGGGCCAAGATGGGCGACTATGCCGCCCAGAGTCTGACCTATGAGCAGGCGGCGGAAGAGCTGGTGGCCGATGCCTGGGGCGGCATCTTTGACAGCGAGGAGAGCGTACGGCGGTGGGCGCAGTTCCAGCGGGTGCAGGCGGACAAGAATGCAGGCCGTGCCGGAGGCATCCACAAGGTGATGCAGCAGGTGAAGACCATGCTGGAAAACATCATCTCCAAAGCCAAGGAAGTGCTGCGCATTAACCCGGAGAATACCGCAGCCCGGAAAGCCCAGCGCCTGGCAGAAGCCGAAAAGCGGGCCTTGCAGGAGGAATACTTTGCCCACGCCGAAAAGGCCATGGACAACCTGCGTGCTGCAAAAGCCAGTGAAAACAAAAACGCCGCAGCCCTCAAGACCGAGGACGCGGCGGAAAAACTGGGGACGCGGTTTGAAATTGACCGGAATTTCGCAAAGAATGTGGATGCAATTGACCTGGGAGTTACCTGGTCGAAACGGATTCGGGTAGGGGCTACTTCGGAGGTGCTGAAAAGCATCGGCGTAAAGGATCAGAATATTTACTGGGACAGCGGCAAGATTCGGAAGATTTTGCAGAAACACAGTGCAGAAAACTTCCGGGCCGGAATTGATGACTCTATTATGACAAGAGAAATCATCAAACAGGTGCCGCAGGTTCTGGAAAGCCCCATCGTTGTGCTGCATTCTGACACGAGCCGGAACGCAGACTATGCCAGCCGTATCTATATGTTTGGTGAAGTCTATGACCAGACTGGGAAGCCGGTGGATGTTTCGCTGGAGCTGTTGCCGACAAGCTACAAAGGCCTGGAAATAGACGACATTATGGTGACGAGCGCCTACGGAAAGAAAAACATCCAGGGCCTTTTGAACCGTGATGAAATCCTTTACATTGACCCAAACAAAAATAGAACCAATACTTGGTTAGCTGTTAATGGGCTCCAATTGCCGTTACGCATAACCAAGTATGGTTCCATTGCTAGTTTACGCTATTCCGATGGAAATGTCAAGAGCGTAAGCGTAGAAAACGGCCGGACGGAAGAACCTGTGAAGAAAACCACCCGGTTCCAACTGGCCAGCCCGGTGGAAGTGAACGGGGAAAAAGAGCTGGTGGCGGTGCACAACCTGACCGAAGAAAACCTGCGGGAGGCTCTGGACCTGGGCGGGATGCCGTCGCCCTCCATTGCGGTGGTGAGAGCCCGGGAGGGACACAGTAAGTATGGCCCCATCTCGCTGGTGTTTGGCCCGGACAGCATTGATCCGCAGGCCAACCGCGCCAACCGGATGTATGGCTCAGACGCCTGGACACCGACAAGGCCGAACGTGGAGTATAAGGTAAATGCGGACCAGGCCATGAAGCTGAACACTGAGCTGTCCCAGTTGAGCCGCCAGACCGCCAAGGGGGCCTTTGCCCGAGGCAGTGTGCTGACAGGTACGCTGGATATGGAAGCATCCAGCCAGAGCCCGAAACAGCTGGCGGGGAGCCTGGCCCAGAACGATGCCGTCAAGGCGGCTTACCTGGCCGACAAGGGCGAGGATATCCGGGTGGTGACAAAGCCGGAGGTGCGCTTTACCGAGAGCCAGAAGAAGCGGTATGAGAAGATCATGGAGGCCATTGGCGGGGAGAGCGTGCTGCGGGACATCGTGGAGACGGACGTTGTGAATGGGAACCATGACCGAGCCAACGCGGTGCTGAATGAGGTACGGCAGGCAGAAACGGCCTGGGCCATGGAAGAGCTGGGATGGAGCGAGGAAAAGGCACAGGCCAAAGCGGCCCGGCTGATCGCGCCCATGCTGCGCTCCCGGCTGGAAAACGCGTACGAGTATGTGACGACCAAGGACATTGCGGGCAAGCTGGTGCAGGACACCGATGCCATGCAGCAGGAACTGCATGAAAAGGCACCGGACGCCGATGTGGAGTCCTGGCTGCTGCCCAAAATGGAAAAGATTCTGGGAGAAAAGGGAATTTACAACGGAAAGGATCACTACACCAAGCAGGGCAACCGCCGCAGTTTTGCCCAGCTGCACAACCCCTACACGCTGGAAAACCTTGTGGTAGCCATGAACCAGGAGGAAGCCCGGGGCAAAGGCGCGTGGGGACTCTCGGCCAATACCCTGATGAGCACGGCCACGGCGGAGTATAAGAACCTGGACGAAGTGCGGGCAGACAAGGGCCGCCTGCAGCAGATGCCGGCTGAGGAATACAAAGCCCTGCTGGAAAAGGCAGACGGCCAGATCGAGACCATCCTCAGCAAGCTGCGCAGCGAGACGGAGCCCCACACGAGCAACAGCTTTGAAGAACGGGAGATCCTGGGAGACATCCTGCTGCGGGCCGCAGAGGGCAGCCAGACCACCACGGCCATTGGAAAGGCGTTTGCCAAGGAGGGCTACAGCATCAGCAAGGACACGGCGGCGCTGATCCGGCAGCTGTACAAGGATGTGGCCGCTATCCCCACCGGATACTTTGAGGCAAAGCCCCAGCGGGCTGTGGGCTTTGAAGAAGTGAAAGCGGCCATCCTGCCGGACAATGCCAGTGCAGCGCTGGTGGACAGCCTGAAAGAACACGGCATTGCCGTGGAGCAGTACAAGGCCGGAGACGAGGCCCAACGGGCAGAACTGCTGAACAAGGTGCCGAACGTCCGCTTCCAGATGGCAGAGAGCGCCGACAAGGACGCCCGGAAGAACACCCAGCGGCAGGCCAGCCGGGCCATTGCGGAGCGGGACGCCTCCCTCAAGACCCTGATGGATTTCTTTGGGATCACCCGGGGCGTGCGAATCTCGGACGACAGCCTGGAGGGAATGGCGCTGCGGATCATCAATGGCAGCGGGGCCAAGGGCAAACTGCATTCCAGCGAGTTTGCCAAGGAGCTGCGGCCATTGGTGGAGTACCTGAAAGCGGACGGGGCGGACATGCAAAAGGCCCAGAGCATGGCCGAAGTGCTGGCAGGAGAGGTGCTGGACCATGCGACAACCCGCAACACAGAGCTGTGGGACCAGTACCCGGAACTGCATGACCTGAGCTATACCGTGGCCAAGGGCGGACAGGCGGAGGCAGAGCTGGCCCGGCGGTACGGCACCTGGGGCGCTGCGGTGAAAGACGCCAGGAGCCACGGCGTGCAGCTGCGGCGGGAAGCCGGATACCGGGATGGCAACCCGGTGGAACAGTATGAGAGCATCGTGAACGACACCAGGAGCGTGGGCGGCGTGAAAGACGGTGCAGCGGCCCTGTTCCGCACGGCGGCCAAGAATGCAGGCGTGGCAAATGCCGCCAGCATGGAAAGCACCGAGTGGCTGGAAGTGCTGATGAACGTGCATGATGCGATCAAGCCCAAGATGATGAGCCGCTTTGCCGACGTGGCCGAGTATGAGGACGCCAAGGTGGAGCTGGCAGGCCGGATGCTGGGCGAGGTGATGAACCTGAACGAGATGACCGACGTGCAGACCATCTTCCATGGCATCCAGAAGCACAACCGGGAAGTGGCTGCTGCGGCCGCAGGCAGTGAGGAGCGGGCAGCCGAAGTGCTCAAGAACCTGAAAGGAGTGCAGAGAGAGCAGACCCGGGAGTTTAACCGGCGGCTGTACGAGAACAGCAAGGCTGCTGCCCAGAGCGACGAGGCAAAGGCCTTTGCCCGGCAGGAACAGAAGAACCGGGCAGCCGAGAGGCTGCTGGACCAGAACCTGGACATGCTGGGTGTGGACATCTCGAACATCGGGGACCTGAACGAAAAGCTGGAAGTGCTGCGGGAGACCTACGACCGGGAATGGAAAGCCGAAAAGCAGCGGATGCGGGAGGAACGGCGGCAGATGCTG